GAGGACTGGGATGTTGAAGATGCTCCTACCATGTTCAATGTTGATAGTAGGACGTATCAAGGATATGGGAGATTTAAATAATGGCACAAGCAAAGGCCAGTCAAGTTCCCATTCGCATCCCCCTTGTCATCTCTCCGGAGAATAGGGATACCAGCACCGCTAAGGATGCTCGACTTGTAAACTGTTATGTTGAAGTGGATCATGATAGGAATGTAAATCTCTTCCGTCGCCCCGGTATGAAGCAATGGGGAGTCCCGCCTCTTACAACCGCAGCCGGGATGGGAGCATACTGGTGGAATGGCTCCGTCTATTCCATCTTTGCTGGCAAGCTGTACAAGAACTTGGCACAGGTAGCAACTGGACTTGATACTACAGGTGGTGTATATTCCTTCAGCAGTATCATGGGAAGTGATCCGAAGCTGGTAATGCAAAATGGTATAGCCGCATATGCGTATGATGATACAGCCCTACTTACAGGACCTCTCCATACTATTGATGCAAATTATCCGCAGTACACTTGCAAGGGGATTGCCTATCTGGATGGTTATACCTTTGTCTTGCAGCATTTCTTTGGGACACAGATAACTCCCGCTGTAATCTGGGGCTCAGTTGTTAATCATGTGGATGGCGCAACCGATTGGGATCCACTCGATTTTATTACAGCACAGATGACTCCTGATAGTGGCGTATACCTAGCAAAGCAGCTTGTCTATGTGGTGTGCTTGAAAGAATGGAGTACTGAATTCTTCTATGATGCAGGGAATGCAACAGGTAGTCCTCTTGCGGCTGCGATGAACCTCCGACTCTCCTATGGTTGTGCAACACAGGATAGCGTACAAACAATTGCGGATGTTCTCTTCTGGGTTAGTAACAACCGAGAGGCTAGCAATCAAGTAGTGATGGTTGATAAGGCGCAACTGCAAGTTATCAGTACACCGGAGATCGATCGACTCCTCCGAGACGTGGACCTCTCGGCTGTATATAGTTGGCACGTTAAGATTGATGGACATTCATTCTATGTTCTGACATTCAAGAATAATAACCTGACAATTGCCTATGATATAAATCAGAATAGGTGGGATCAGTGGACGGATAATAATGGTAACTATGTCCCCATTGTGTGTAGCACAAGGAATCAGGCAGGGCAGACCATCCTGCAGCATGAGACGAATGGTGCACTATATTATAGCAGCACAGATTATCTTGATGATAATGGCGTAATGATTCCAATTACTTGTATTACTCCCCGTTGGGATGGCGGCACAAGTAGGAGGAAGCAAGCATCTATGCTCAACTTTGTAGGGGATGTATCTCCCGGCTGCCTAATGTCCGTACAAGTTTCCGATGATGATTATATGTCATGGAGCCAACCTCGTATGGTTGACTTCAGCCAGAGGTTTCCTAATCTCATGAAGTGTGGAACCTTTAGGAGGAGGGCATGGAAGTTTCAGGTTAATAACAATCTTCCCTGGCGGATGAGTGCAATGGAATTGCAATTTGATATTGGTACTCTTTAATGGTACAGACCGTAGACCAGAATCTTCCACCTGTCCCCAGTGCAATGAACATTGTGGGGAATGAGGTTGTATCTCAGCCGTGGCAGCAATGGTTTGTTAATCTTAGGGATAAGGTTAATATCATTAATGCACTGGTAGTTTCTATCTCAGGCGCATCTACCCCTATTGGTGCATTTAATGCTCTTTCTCCTCTAACGACAAACGGTGATCTACTTACTTATAATACCGGCAATAATATTCGGTTAGGCATAGGTACAAATGGGCAGATCCTTTCAGTGGTGAGTGGACTTCCTGCTTGGGTTAATCCCTCTGCAAGTAGTAGCCCTCTTACTACAAAGGGTGACGTGTATGGATATAATACAGCGCCGGCTAGAATCCCAGTGGGTGCAGATACCTATGTCCTAACTGCTGATAGCACTAATGCTCTTGGAGTTAGTTGGAAACCTGCAGGAACTCCCACCCTGCCAGTTACTACAAAGGGCGATCTTCTAGGTTTCAATACAGCGGCTGCTAGGGTGCCTGTTGGTACGGATGGTTATATCCTCACAGCAGATAGCACGCAGGCTCTTGGATTGAAGTGGGCAGCTGCGCCTGCTAGTAGTCCTCTTACTACGAAAGGCGATCTATATGGTTTCACAACCACTAATGCACGCGTTGCCGTTGGTGCAGATGGGCAACTACTAACTGCGGACAGTACTCAATCCGCAGGAGTTGCATGGAAAACACTAGCTAGTTCCAATACGTATATAGTACCGACCTTTGCTAATGTTTCCTCCTTGCTACACTTTAATGGTACAAACGGTTCAACCACGTTCACCGATCAAGTTGCGGGGAATACTTGGGTTGCCAATAATGCAACCATCAGTACTGCACAATCTTTGTTTGGTGGTGCGTCTGGATATTTCAGCGGTGGCAGCAATGCGTCCATTCATCTCCCCACTAATTCTGGTTTCAATGTAGGTTCTGGAAACTTCACAATAGAATTTGCCGTCTATTATATAGGACTGCCTCAAGCTGCGATGCACTTCTTTCAGACACGTGACGGTGACGTGTACGCCGGGATAAGTATTCAAGGCAACGCCACTGCCAATAGTAATCTCTACCTTTCATTGTCCAGCACTGGTACTAGCTTTGATATCTTAAGCAACGTACAAATAGGTTTAGTGCCTTCTGCTAAGTTTACTAGATTCCTCATTCAAAGGTCTGGCGGGTGGATTTATGTATATCAGGATGGATATCTTAATTATCTGTCATATATAGGAGCCGCCTCCCTTTACTATAATAGTTCGGATACTATTATTCTTGGGGGTAACTACACAGGAACTTCTAGATCTTTGAATGGCTACATTGATGAATTTAGGTTTACGAAAGGACAAGCGCTTGCACAACAATATTTGCTCTCGGCAGGTGAATTCCCCAATTCGTAACTTTGTAGGAATCCATTATGAATCCAAGTTGGCACGATGTTGTCCTCATAGCAGGGGCTGTCATCACACTCCTTCTCGGTGTTATCATTGCAATGATTGGAGCTTATACAAAAGGACTTGCTAGTAGGGTAGATAGTTTGGAAAAACGTCACACCAATTTGAATAACCTTGTACTTTCTCAATATCATAATAAGGATGATATTCGAGAACTTCTTGGGGATATTAAGGGAAAGATTGACGCATTACATAATAGGTTTGATTTGATTCTACTTCAACATAAGGACTCGTAATGTGGAAATTTTACCTGACGAAATAAGGGAATACAAGGATGTAGGTGAGCGCCTTATTTCTGCTCTTGATAAGTACTCAGATATGAATGGAGCCATGTCCAATACTGCGGAAGTTAAGATTAATGCGGGAGGGCTAGGTGTCTTGTTGGTAACTGGCTTTGCTGCATTCATGTGCGGTTTATGCCTGGCTATGATGTTTATTGTATTTAGGCAGGAAAAGAAAATTGATAATATGCAAGACTACTTGAATGTTATTTATCAATATGCGCCACAATTAAAATCTGGAGAAAACCATGTCAGTGATAATCATCATAACACCTCCCAAGAAACCAACGGCTAGCAGGGTTATGTCTTTTGGAAAAGTTACCTCTGAAATGCTTAGTGGAATCTTTAACAAGGTACAGCAGAAGTTTTCACCAACTTTGGTGATTCAAGATGACGCAGCTAAGAAGTAAGGCTGCTCCCACTCAAGAGGATATCTTCAGGTTGCAGGAGTGGGGAGCTAAGTTCCCGCAGGCAGAGATGCCTGTGAAGCATCACTTCTCGGAAGGGACTTATACCAGGGAGATATTTATGCCAGCAGGTACGCTGGTAGTTGGAAAGGAACATGCAACCCGACATACGAATATTGTGGTGAAAGGAATCTGCACTGTGTGGACGGTACACGGTAAACATCTTTATGATGCAACCAATCATCCAATTTCCTTCGAGAGTATGGCGGGAGTGAAGAAAGTCCTCTACATGCATACGGATGTTATCTGGATGACCGTGCATCCTAATCCTACGAATGAACGAGATCAGGCAATTCTTGAGAGGTTCTTTATCAAACCAGCGGAGCAAGGTCAATTGTTTCCGGAACTTGATAAGGAACTACTAGTGAAGGATATTTTATTTCTGGAGACATTGCCATGACTTGGGGTATGATTGGTGCAGCTGGTGTGAGTCTTGTTGGCGGTATGTTGATGAATAGTGGTGGGGATAGCAGCAGTGGAGGTGGTAGTAGTAGCCCATCTACATATGATCCGTATGCACAGTATCGCCCCGCCGCTGCGCAGAAACTGAATACATTAATGAATGATCCCAATAGTATTCAGAACCTTCCAGAGTATCAAGCGCAGATGCAGGCAGCTAGCAGGACAATGGCAGCGCAGGGATATACGGGAAGTGGCAATGCCCTTGTAGCTGCTGCGAATGCAGGTGGTCAGGCATATCAGCAGGCCTTTAATAATCTGGCTATGTTGAGCGGCGCCGGTCAGTCTCCTGCATATGGGGCAGGTATGGCAACGCAGCAGGCCAATTACCAGCAAGGACAGAATAATCAAATGTGGGGGCAGATTGGACAGATGGTTGGAACTGGTATTAATTCATTTAATAATAGTTCTAGTAATCTTCCTCCAGTTGATGTAGGTACATATTCCCCCAGTGTTGGTGCCCCCGATACTTCTTTTAATGTACCCGCGTATTCCCCCCAAGTGCAAGACGCATCTTTTTAAGAGGATAGTACAATGGATCTCAATGCAGGTCTCATGGCGCTTGCCAACTTTGGTACGGGATACCAACAGGGGCAGAGGAACGCAGTCTCGGATCAGATGCAGAAGATTGGCCTGGCGAACGCCATTCAGCAGCAGCAACAGAATCAGCAGAACCTCAATTATCAGAGGCTTGAATCTGATAATATGATGAAGGCCTTTCTGCCTAAGATTGCGGGACCTGCTCAGCCGGGGAAGCCTGATAATGGAAGCACTCAACCAAATAACCAAGCCCCTGGACAGACTAATGAACCTCAATTCGGCACCCCTGACTGGTTCATGCAGCAGGGGAAATTCGCCGCTAGTATCGGTGATATGACTCATGCAACGGAGATGGCAACTAATGCCACTAATGCCACTCTTGCTCAATATTCACAGGCACAGAAGGCATCAGCCATTCAAACCGCCGAATTGAAGAGGCAAGCTGAATCATATAAGAATGTTGCAAATATTCTGGGTGATCCTACTATTAATAGCTCGGCAAATCCTGCACAGGAGTTTCATCAGCGGCTGCTAGCTGTGTTGAACGATCCTAATGTTTCTCCAGAGGAGAAGAGGAATCTTCAGGGGTTGCAGTATTCTCCTCAGATTGTGGATAAACTTGGACAGACTGGTGTGAGTGCAGCGCAGAAGGCGGAGATGGCACTGCGGCAAGCTCAATTTAGTGCAACGGAACAGCAAAGGCATGTGCAGAATAATCTAGCGCAGCAGAGATTACTTGCTGAACAGGCACACTGGGTTGCACAGGAGAGAGATAAGACTGCCAATGCTAAAATTGGTAAGGGTGGGCAGGCCGTTACAAGTGCAGAGCATTTGATGGCTACCCCCATTGTGCAGCAGATTATGGGTTCTTCCTTTGACCCCAATGATCCTAATAGTAACCTTGCTATTGATACCATTGCTAGTCGAGCTAAGCAGATGGTTAATAGGCCTGGAAGTAATCTTAATTTTAGCCAGGCTCTCTCCATTGCCGCACAGGCTGCAAAGCAGAAGGGGGAATTTAAGACCACTACTGTTCCTGCTCATCATATCTTGGGAATGGATTTTGGTAGCAAGGAAACTACTAAATTTGATACTCAAGAAGGCACGCAAGAAAATCCAATTCCTCTCGAAGGTCTTACATCGGGTGATTTGCAGAAGGGTAAGTGGTATGTGAAAGATGGTAAGGTAGAACAGTATAATCCGTGATGTTAATTGATTGAGTGTAAAAATTTTTTACACTCCATAGTGAGGTTTGTATGGATTCTATCTTTGACAGTGTTGGGCAGTCTTCCACTTCTAGCGACCCTGTGGTTACGCCACCCTCTCAAGGTGATGTTAATTCCTTGTTACAACAAGCTACTGCGATGGCCAACCAAGGTGGGCCTGGCGCAAACGTAGCTGCTGCGGATAAGTGGTTGCAGGAGCAGATGACTAAGGAAGGTGCGCAGCCCAATGGCAAGCAGCCCAGCATCTTTGATGGAATGCCGGCAGGTAAACTTAAGGAGGCATCTGATGTAACACATAAGGAAACTTCAAACACTTCTGATGCATTCAAACCTGATAGTGGCTTGGCTACCTTTGGGAAGAGTTTCCTTGCAGGAGTGCAGACCTCAATACTTGATCCTGTTGCAAGATTACAGTCACAGGTATTTAATTACTTGTCTCACCCGGAAGCACTCCAGACCATTGATGCGGGAAAAATTACTCCACAGCAAAAAGAAGCAGCCAAGTTGATTGGTGCTGATGTGGGAGATAACTGGGGCAAGATTCTTAAAATGTCTCCGGAGGACCTTGAGAAATTTAGGAGTTCCTCCGAGGAAGCATTTGGGTTTAATCAAGATGAACAGAAGGCAAGGGATGCTGCCATCGCTGCTGGTAAGGAATACTCCGGTCCTATGGAGGGATTGTTGCAGCATAGCGCTCTGAAGGACCTCCTGGGATATGTTTATAATCCAAATGAATCCAATACCAAACTTTATCAGAAAGTAAATGAGGTGGTTAAGCTACAGGATATGGTAACTAATCCCAGTAAGTATGATCCTAAGCAAGTTGTAGCAGCGCAGAAGATTCTCACTGCCTACAAAACTCAATCTGCCGAAGGTCTTGGTACAAAAGTTAAGGAAGGTCTAAAAGGGGCTATCCAGAATCCTCTTGGTACTCTCAATGCCCTCCTTGCTGATCCGGAGTTGGCACTGGCGCCGGAACTTAAACTGGGGCAGGCTGGATATGCAGCTAAGATTGCAGAGGGTACGGAGGTGGCTGCAAAGGCAACTCAAGCAGCAGAGCTTGCCAGTAAGATCAAAGGAGTGGCCTCTGCTATGCCTGATATTGCCGAAGCAGCTGGGCAGGCTGCAAAGGGATATGAAGAGACCGCTAAGACTGCAATGGAGGGGGCAAATAATGTCGCATTGAAGAAGTATGCCACTAGCGTTGCTAGTAGTGGTGTCGCTGGTTCTGGTATCAATACTGGCATATCTGCTATGCAACAGAAGGAGGAGCAGGGCTATGTGCAGAGGGGTTCTCTACCATCCGCTGCTATTCAAGGTGCTGCCATTGGTGCAGGTCTGTCTTCACTGGGTGGTAGGGATAATGTACGAGCGGAATTTGAAAAGCACATTCAGGAAAGTGGTACTAGGGAAGCTGGGAATAATAATCCGCAAACGGATACGCATGGAAACCCTGCTACACAGAATGAGGGGAAGAAACCCGGTGAACCTCTTTCCCCAGATACTCCCATTAATAAAAGTGGCACAGTTCCATATTATGGAGGTGTAGATTCTAATGGCAAAGTAATCCATCTTGATAAGAATACTCCTGATGTTGTGCAGTATAAGGATCGTTCTGGTAAGCAGGTTAATATTCCTGTGAAGAAAACTGTTGCCTATCATGAGGCAACAGAGTATCCTCTCATGCACATGGAAGGGCCAATTGAATCTGACACTCTTGCTAAGCTGAAGGAGAAGATCGCTGGGCAAGGTACACTCTCCAAGGAAGTTGAGGGGAAATTAGTAAAGGGTGAATCCCTCTCCTATCCAGAGGCACATGAGATTGCCACGTGGGCTGAAAATAATATGGTTCATCAGTTGTATGACGTTGACCCGAAGGTATATCAGAAGGGACTGAAACCGTATATTAAGGATGTAGGGAATGCAGCGGAGAAGGCTCCTGCTAGTAGTATTCCAGAAACATTGGATACCAAACCCTATGATGACATGAATCATCCGGAGAATCTCAAAGGACGTGGTAAGCGACCTGTCGTAGATGCAATCAAAGGAGGTGCTAAGACTGCCGCTGTTCTAGGTGGAGGTGCCGCTGCTGGTGCCTACCTATCTGATAAGGATCAGAAAGGTAAGGGTGCCCTTGGTGGCAGTCTTGCCATGTTCCTAGGTAAACTGGCTAGGACGCATGACTTCGCTGCACAGGAATTGGCGGAAGGAATGGAACGAGCGGGTAAGACACCGGAGGAAATCCATCAGCAGACTGGTATGTTCAAGAGTATAAATGGGCAATGGCTGCATGAGATTTCTGATCTAGGAATGGACTTTGATAGGGCTAAGCTGGCAGAGACAGAGAAAACTGGCAAGGCAGTCCCACTCTTTGATGTACTTAAGCATCCTGAATTGGAGAAGGCGTATGGGCATATATTAGGAAGGGTGAAGGTACGACAGCAGAGTATGGAAGGACTGGGCGGTTACTACAATCCGCATGATAAAGTCTTGACTCTGAATGATCCAAAGTATCTAGATAAGCTAGCTAAGAGACACAAGGATGAAGGACTCAAGCCGGAATCCATCTTCGCCCACGAAACTCAACATGCCATTCAGCATGCGGAAGGACTTCCTACTGGAGATTCTCCCCAGAGGCACTTGAGGAACCTTGAAATTAATAAGCAATTCATGGAGGATAATCTTTCTGAATATCAGAATGTAGTTAGTAAGTTGAGGGATATGGGGAAGCATTCACTTGCTGATTCCTATATGGTGAAGGCTAATGAACTGAGGAAGGACATTAGCAGTAGGTATACTCCTCGTGCAATGCAGGAGGAAGCGCAGAGGCGCTATAGGGCTAGCGCAGGGGAACAGGAGGCATTCAATGTTCAGGATCGCTTCAATATGACTCCAGAGGAAAGGGCTAAGTCCTTCCCTCCTAGTACGATGACTCTTCCTTATGAGGATCAAAATGTAAGGTATAATTCGGAGTCTTTTCATGTGCTACCTAATATTTCTTCTCTAAAAGATAATTATACCAAGCCTCTATCTGCCTATTCAGATACCATGTATCATGATACAGGAATGGATGATTTATTTTATATAGTCCCAAAAGGAAGGTCTACAACTAATGTGGGTGATCTTTATGTTTCAAATTCACCTGACCTTGCCACAGGCCAACATGGAAGATCTGGAGTAATGGTACAGTTTGATGCAAGTAAGTTAAAGGGTCAAATCAATAAAGAAAAACCTACTTGGGAATATTCGTGGGATCGGGGGCAAGGTGAATTTATTACTCGACATATGAGGGGTATTGATTATAGGAATGCTGTAAAGGGATTTACTATCCAACCTGATGCTAGAATCTCCAAAGTACAAAGAATGCAATTACATAATTTAGAAGTAGATTTGTTAAGGGAGGGATGGAAGAAGATCGAGAATGGTGATGGTTCTACTACGTATCAAAAACCTTCAGTAGGAACACCAACGTCCCAGCAAGGTTTCGTAACCTTCGATCAAGCAAAGAGGCTTGCCCTCTTGGCTAGCGGTGGCCTTGCTGGATATGCAATGGCCAGCGACCAGCATAAGTTGGCTGGGGCTATTAAGGGTAGTTTGGCTGGACTTATCCTTGGCAATGCAACCTGGAAGGGTACGCAGAATCTCATTGCTAGATTGAAGGAGGCCGACACACAACCTCGTGTTTCTAGTGTTCTGGATGGTCTGGAAGCAAGTAGGCAGATTGCCAACCGTCATCTCTTTGCCACCTCTCAAGCTATCCGTTCAACTGTTCCTGACCCAGTTAGGAGAACTGCTATTGCGCATTGGTTGGAGGGAGATCGTACTATTACACTCTCATCGGAGGAAAAGAAAGCAGCCCTCCAGACTCGTCTTGAGTTTGATTCCCTCCTAAGTCAGGCGCAGCAACTTGGGATTATTAAGCAGGGCCTTGCTGATTATGTAACTCATATCTACTCGAAAGATCCTGTTACCCAGTCTCTCTTGGAACAATATAAGGCTAGCAATGTTAAACAATCCACTAAGTATGGCTTGCAGAGGAAAGGACCTCCTACACTTAAAGCTGCCCTGAAGGCTGGTTTGAAGGTAACCACAGATATCTCTGATATCTTGGATCACTATGGAGAGGATTTGAATACTGCCATTCATAGTAAGATTGCCATTAATGCCTTGAAGAAGATGGATGATGGGAAGGGTACACCTCTTGTTATTGGAGCAGCTAAGGCTCCTGGGCATTATGTTACTAACGATCATCCCGCACTTCGAGGTTTGAAGATTCATCCAGCTATCGCAACGGAAATGTCGCATGTGTTTGATGTGTATAGGCCCGGGATTGTAGCAGGTTCTTATGATGCCCTGAATAATGCGGTCCGACGTGTTAAACTGTCCTTCTCCCTATTCCATGCAAAGAACCTTGCAGATGTTGCAATGGGCATGAAATCTAATCCCCTCGCTAATCTTGCTGATGTTGGCAAAAGTGCAGTGGGAAAGAGCAGGGCACATGAGATGATTAAGAATCCTGTGCCTGGGGATGTGATAGATCAGATGATTAAGGGAGGAGCAGTTGGTGAATTCTCCCCTCGACCCTCGGGGAATATGGATGAGGGGAGGCCTATGGAAGCTACTCTCGATGCCATTGGAGATAGCCTGGATAAGATTTTTCCTGGCCTTGGCAAGTTAACTGAACCGGTAAAGACGCTAGATCAGGCTACGCAGAAGTTACTGTGGAAGAATGTTTGGACTGGTCTTAAGGCATCAGCAATTGAGGCAAAGTTTAATACCCTCAAGAAGAACTGGGCTGCGGAGGTTAGCAAGAATCCACAGGCAAAGATGCCTAGTGATGATAATCTTTGGAAAGTTGCATCCTCTTTTGGCAACAATACATTTGGTGGATTGAACTGGAGAAGGATTGCAAATGAGGTGAAGAATAAGTATCTTCGGGAATTAACGATGAGCAGCTTTGCTCCTCCTGGAAGGAGGAAGCTAGGAGTATTGATGCTTGCTCCTGATTTTACTGCGTCCACAATGAGGCATATCATTAAGATGTATGGTGAGGGGACCGGTATTAAGGGAGTTTTTTCACCACGAACACTTGCTGATCTGCATAGGCAATGGTTCATTAAGAGTGCCCTCTACTATATGGTAGTAGGAAATGCCATGAACTATGCCCTCTCTGGTCACTTCATGTGGGATAATAAAGACCCCTTCATGATTGATATGGGTGACGGAAGGAAGATGCAATGGTCAAAGGTACTCACCGATCCATTTAGGATTGCGATGCACCCTGGGCAGGAGGCAGTCAATAAATTGAATCCTCTTGTACAGGAGGGATTGGATCAAGCCCTTAATACTCAATACCTCTCCGCAGGTGGACATGCACCGAGGATGGAAGGAATGCCTGCTCACCTTGCTCACGCAGCACAGTTGTTTGATCCTATTCAATCTAGCCAGATTGGTCAGGCTGGTTGGTCCTCTCTCATCTACGGGACTGCTGGTACTCCTGTATATGGTGAGACGGATAAGATGCGGCAGGAGAGGAAGGAACAAGGGATTGAAAAGAGGCGACAGGAAAGGAGAAATCATCCTCGTCGGTCAGGTTGGAAAACTCACTATTAATAGAGGTCATTATGGGCAGTTCAGATTACTTACTTCTCGGTGATTGGAATGTTCAGTGCTACCAGTGCGGCAGGAAGGTGAAAGCCAGTAAGACGGTGAGGAATTGGCAAGGTTATCGAGTTCACCCGGAACATAATGAACCTCGGCAGACTCAAGACTTTGTGAGGGGAGTTCCTGATAATCAGATTCCACCATGGGTTCAGCCTTGGCCAACTCCCATCTATACTTATGTGAATAGTGTTATTGGGTATGGGAATGGAGTGACTACGCAGTTTCAGTTAGGAGACGGTCTATACTCTACCACTGTTACTGGTGTAAATGTGGATGGCACAAGTGTTAGTTGGACGGATAATGGAAAGGGACTTATTACAATAATGGTCCCAAGTAAGGGGCAAGTGGTGCAAGCATCTGGTACGGAGACTGTGTGATGGAACTTATTGAGAATTGGAAGAAGTGCCTGAAACTCTACTCAGTTAGGTTTCATATCGTTGGGTTAGTCTTATCAGGAATAAGTACCGCATTGGCACTTGTATATGGCGCCGCTGATAGCATCCAACATAGTCTATTGCATACGTGGGAAACTTACCTCATCTTCTTCATCATTTTCCTTGGCGCGTTCATTGGAAGGCTCATTAAACAATGAAACCAAATTGGAAGAAACTTGCAATATCGGGAGGCGGCGCTGGTTTACTCCTTGCTTCCCTTGCGGGATATTATGAAGGTACTAGGTATGTTCCATATCAAGACCCAGCATCTCCTCTTATTTGGAATAATTGTCAGGGGAATACACATGGGGTTGATCCTAAGAAGGTTATGACTCCAGAGGAATGTGATGGTGTTGATAGAGGGAATCAAGAAGCAGCCTTTACATCTCTTCATAGATTGGTTAAATATCCTCTTACAAGGAATCAAGCGGTATCCTTTGCTGACTTTATTTATAATGCAGGGGAAGGGAAATTTGCCGCTTCTAGTATGCTGAAGGATATAAATAATGGAGATGTGAAGGATGGATGTGCTCAGCTGCTGAGGTGGGTTTATGCAAATGGAAAGAAATTACCTGGTCTAGTAGCTAGAAGGCAGGCAGAATATACGATATGTATAACGGAGGAGAAATGACTTTACCTAGTCTTCGTGATTCTCTATATCTCTTGGCAGAACTTATCCTCTGCATATTGCTTGCATTAGTTTGGGGATTGATACAACATAGGAGAGGAGTTGATTGGCAACTACAGCAGGATAAGAATGCTGTTGTCCTTGTGAATAAGATATCTCCTATGATTACGGAGAAGGTGGTAAGGGAATATATACCAAAGATAGAGTATATAAAGGGTCAGACGGTTTCTATCATTAAGAAGGTACCAGTCTATGTTACAGAAGAAGATAATTTTCATGCTACTATCAACAACGGCTTTGTCAGCATGTGGAACGCAACAAATAAAATGCAACTTCCCAGTTCCCCCGGAGCAGATTATGAAAAATCCTCCTACGTTGTCCTCTCAGACATTGCAGCCGAGCACGCAAGGGAAGCAGCCATCTGTACAGAAACAGAGCGGCAACGGGACGCCTTGAAGGATTGGATACTCTCCCAGCAGAAATTATATAATAACAAGTAAAAGAAAGCCCCCAATCAAGGGGGCTTTTTATATGGAGTGTAAAAAATATTTACACTCATTTCTCTTTCTCTCCTATCCATTCATACGTCTTATCTTGGGCATTTGGCAGGAGTTTGACTCGGACCACCCCTGCTTGTCGGAGGGTCTCTTCAATGGCGGTCATTGTTGCGGCATCTACATCCCGGTAGAAACGACGCAATACCATCGTCCTTGTTGTAATTCCGACTTTCTCAATATAACTCCTGATTGCCTCCGTTGCGTCACTGTTTTTATTCCTACCAAATCCCCCAAAGGTCTTGTGCATGTTAACCTCAGCACCTTGGAGGAGGGATAATGCACGGTCGAAATCCTTCCCCTTTATAACTAGGTCATCTCCTCGGGAGGCACTACAGATTAGGAGGAGCTTGCGCAGGTGAGTTGCCCTTCTCTCATTGTAGCCAGCAAACCTCGGATCGTCTACTGCATTGATTCCCTGATCGGAGAGGTTACTTTGCTCGGTATACCATCGCACATACTTCTCTTTGGCGTCCCTATCCATTCTAATCTCCCCAGAGAGTTTGCTTATCCTCTCAAGATCACGGGCAAGCATCTCTTGGAGTTCCTCCTCCCTCTTGGTCATTGTATGCTCGGGGACTATCTTCCTTTTCTTCTCCTCTACTATGAAGATGATTCGACTGGTGAAACCACCACCGACTGCCTCATGAGGAATCATGCTTTGAATCCAATCTGGTGCGGTACCACCAACAAGATTAAGACACAGTCCATGAAGGGTATCTTTACCTCTACCGACCGTTTCGTATTCCCAATCATCCTTACTGTCATACCAGTCGGTAAGGTTACTGAGGTACGCAATATCACCCTGGCCCAAGAAAACGGAAAGTTCCTCGGAAAATGCAGTGACAGCACAATGATACTTGACTTTACCATCGGTTGGGTCCTGGAAGTTTACACTAGCTCGCTTCATGGCGAGGATCATTGCTTGCCTGCCGGAACTACTCTCGGGGGTTACCGTTACACCTGGGACTTGCTTCAAGAGATCCTTTGCGATACCAATGGAGACACCTTTCCTTGTTCGGCCACTCGGTCCGATCAGGACAACATAGATATTGGGATAAATTACTTGTCCAAGACCCCATTTCAAATATACCCTTCTTTGTAGGGCTCCTGCAATGACGCTAAGGCCGCACCAAGTATGATAGGAAAGGGGGGATTCGCTATTCTCGGTATATTCAAGATATGCATCTAGCCAATTAGTGAGTTCCCGTGCCATAAGTATCCAGTATGTAACGATTACAGATAATGGCTACCTTCTTACATGTGTCTACGTCAAACATCCCGATATGACATGATGATATTGGAATATCTAATTGTTCAGCCAGCCAAACATAACAGCTGCCTCTCTTTTTTCCATACCTTTTCCAAAGGGGATCAAATGCGGCGTGCGCAGACATTTTTGCTTTTCTTAATTCTGCATTTGCAAGCCTTCCTAAAGGATTTGGAGTTCCTTCATGGCAACCTACAAAGGCATCACACTCATCACAAAAATAAAATTGCTTTTTAAAAAGATCCGGTCTATGAGGATATATAACTTTCCCAGTTACAAGTTTAGCTTGATTTCCACAATAATCACAGTTAACTATTTTCATGACCATTCCTTTCTTTCAGCATACTAAGGATGGTTGCATGGTCAGTTAGGTCTCTCATACCCTCTTTGTTATGTGTTTTATGGAAACTGCCCCAGTTCAAACCAACCTTCGCATCGGTGGCAATTTTGAATTCATTACCATTGTAACAGAGGGTAGGACTGGTGTAGGTATTTACTTTATCAATAATTATTTTATACTTCTCTGGATCGGTAATCACATCGACAGGGACTTGCATGAGGATACTATCATGGACTTGGGCAAGGAGGTCAATGTCGAACTTCCTGGTGAGGAGTTCATCGTGATAGATCTTTACCATCCCTTGATTGAGGGAATCTACTACGGTGGACTGGGGAAGCATACTGTAGGCACTTTTCCACAGGTCACTTCCCCACTCACCCATGAAGAGGACCTTTCGTCCGAAGCAATTGGTTAAGGTACGATCTTTCTGGAGTTGACGCTGCACAGTCTGGTAGTATAGACGAATACCAGGGTAGATTGAGTGGTAGAGTTCAATGATCCTCTTGGCTTCCTTAATTTCAATCTCATTCAGGAGGGCGAATTGATTGAATCCCTCATCGTAGTTGAGACCGTGATTGGACTTCTTCCCACATTGCCGAAGGGACATGCCCTTGATCCAACCGTTTGTGTAGTATTTCTGGAGGAGAGAATCCTCCATACGAAGATTATGGATTACACTGGAGTTAGTGGAGTGACCAATGGTCTCACTGTCATGTTTGATGATTTCCTTAGGCACATCGAACATCAAGGAAGCAGTGTGCACATGCACGTCTACTCCATCCTTGATGGCTTGAATCATGTTGGCATCATTGGCGAGGTAGGCAACTACTACCCATTCCGCCTGCCTCTTATCAAATTCAATAAGGACTTTTCCCTTGTCAGCGACTAGAAACTTCTTGAATTCCTGGGGGAGATTCTGGTAATTCATACCAGTTCCCATGATAGTCTGACTGCTGCTGAGGCGGCCGAACTTAGTTCCCCGTGGATTATATGAGCCCCGTAGTCGACCATCCTCATCGAACTTCATGTTGAGGTAGGTGTTATATAACTTCTGGAGACCTCGTACTTCCTGAACCAACTTAGCCTCACGCATTCCGTGATACTTGGCAGTACCCCTAGCAAGGCGCTTCATAGCATTGTCATCGGTTGTTATCTGTTTGGTTTTTGGCTTGAGAATTGGCGGTAGCCCTTTTTCTACATAGAAGTATTGGCTGACCTGTTTGGAACTATTCACGTTAAGGGGATGGCCACACAGTTCATCGAGTTTACCTTGTTTCTCTGCTGCACTGCGCAGGACGTCCTCTCGTGTCTGCGCCAACAACTCATGGTTGACCTTCATTCCCTTTGTCTGGAGGTAAGTCAAGACAGGAAACAGTGCGATGGTCATATTGTATGTGGCATCATATCCTTGTTCATGGATAGCAGACCAGAATTTATTGTGAATTTCCACCATACACGCACTATCAAGGGCAGAGTATCGAAGGAAGGTTTCATCCATTTTCATTCTATTCCTCCTTCTTCTCGGAGTGGGCAGAGGGAGTGCATTCTCTCAAGGAGTTGCAATCCCTTTGCAAAACAATCATCATTATCATAGAAGGGAAACTTCTCTATTAGGAGTTCTCCGTATTCAAATATTCTGAAGGAGAAGTAATGTGTGGGACTATGATGCTCAATTATTACCAGTTCTCTTGTGTGAGGTATTATATCGAGCATGGTCATGATTAATCCTCGCAGTTTTTGCAACGGCGATTATCAAGGAGTTCCTCTAAGGCTGCGCTGGCTTCTTCCATGGTATCATAGGGACCATGTTCCGTTTTCATGTATAGGAAATACCAACCATTACGGTAGGCCTCATCCTTGTTGAGGAACTCCCTCTCGTAGACAGTTAGGGATCGCATTATTAGTCCTCCCATGGAGTAACTGCTGCTGAGGATACATACAAATCATTATCCTTAAGATCCTTATCAAACTTAAACCACCTAAAAATACGAATGCGCCGTTCTTTATCTTTCACATTAAGTTTTTGGCAGAGATGGGTAGCTGCCACGGAAGCATAGTATAGATAAATATCCTTAAAGAGAATTATGTTTGTCTCTCCATTTCGGAAGGCCCTCCAAATACTTCCAGCTATTCCCTCTTCTGCATAACGTTCGGTAGGTTGCCCATCCGTGCTATATAGACAGTCTGTCCAACCTGTATTTACTAGGAATATTTCATATCCTTTCATAATAATTTCAGTGTCACCAACAAATACTAGGTAATCATCGTCACTAGTGGTTTTACTGGGACGCTCTATGTGACGACTGCCAGTAGGAACAATCAGGCTAGTTGGGATGCTTAGTAGATCTGAAATAGCCTTAATTCTTTCACCAGTAATATCATAAGACAATGGCTTAATGTTATCGAAATCATCCATGCTAGCAGGCTTTTCTTTTTCCCAGATGCTCATGTTAATCTTCTCCCTTGATGGATTTGAATTTCACGGTATCTTTCCAGTAAGGTTGACTGCCACAGTAGATACTGCCGAGAAAACCTAGACTCTTAGGTAGTTCAGGATACATGATGGAATGGCCAACCATGGTGTCATGGATTTCACCTCTTGTCACGACACCATTGTGGGTGAGGAGAAATGGAATATCGAACATACCATTCTGCACTACTTTTATACTCTTTTCATTCCCCAAGACTCTCTGAATAGCTCGCCAGATTTGCATTTCCTCATCTATTGTCCATTTGTCTACAATGGGGATGACACAGGCCAGCTCGGGGCTGCTGGCGAAACTAATGCAACTTACCTCGTAATTTAGAACTTCAATGTCGAAACCTACGAGGGGTTCATTCTCGTAGAAACGTAGCCAATCTAGTGCATCTCCACAGCTTTGGTGGGAGTATACAAGGCTACGATCGGGATACCTAAACTCAGGGAATTGACTTTCCTCTTTTGCTTTCTTCATATCAGTGGCAATCAAGTAGCGGTATGTGTACATACCACGGATTGCTTGGCTGGGATGGAAGGTGGGGATTACCTTCTTGCCTTCAATCAATTTACTTTCAAAAACATAACCACGATACATGGAGAGGTGAGTTAAGCTACACAGAGCAGCGAAGGAAGCTGGGCCAAGGGCAATGATGATGTTGGGATTAATGTCAATTAACTCATCTCGCAGGGATTCAACATACTGATATCCAGCATCGGTAAATACCCCCTTATCCTCATCCACAAACTTGTTGCGATAGATTACCTTCTCTTTAATGAGGTTGGTGATGTAGCATTCCCCACGGATAATGCCTGCATTGTGCAGGCACTGTTCGAGGATCAGGCCAGCTGGCCCGGAGAAGGGGCGCATGGCATTCATATCATAGCCACTGCTGAAATCACCAACAATGGCTATCTTGCTACCCTTCTTACCGTTAGCAGGAACTAGCTTGGTATTTCCTGTCTCTGGGTAGAACATCACTCACCTCACTTTTGCTTTGCATCCTCTTCGACTTTCAGGAGGAAGCGGTTCTTGTATTCTGGGTTCTTATCAATGCCGGTTGGATTCATTCCCTCTAGGTAAGCTGCTCGCAGTGTTGCGCCACTGCCGGCAAATGGAACAAGGATGTTACCACCTGGAGGACAGAATGTTTGGCAGAGATTTCGCATCATACTTACTGGACGCTGCGCAGGGTGATAGGCATCTTGATCGTTGCTGTACTGGAAGGTATTAGTACGTCCCTTGATGTAGATCAGAGGGAATCCCTTCCTGCATACGAGGAATGGTTCGTAGGCGCGAGTTAGGACGTCTGGGTTCATTGACTTACTTCCGTTGTTCTTCAACCAAACGGCGGGGGTAATGTCAACCTTCCAGCCTGCTTCTTCCATTACTTCGAGGATGTCGATATACCAACGCATATTGAACCACCAGATCATGGTACAATTATCACCAGCTACCCGATATAGCTTGGGAAGGATATCATCAAGGAATTTGCGATACTTATTGGGTGGAACATCAATATAGGAAGCATACTTCAACTTCTTCTCGATACTATCGGAAGGATTATTCTCACTACTTCCAGATTCGAGGTTGATACCATAAGGAGGGTCACATTCGATGAAGTTGATCTTACTATTATCTTTGAGGGAATCAAGGTAGGGGAAGATATCACTGATGATGTAGTCATCCTTGGCCCTCTTGAGGACAAAGGTTTCGGGAGATTCTTTACCTCCTGACCTATCTATTTCCTTCTGCACTCGTTCTTGCTGACGCTTGGCAAGCTCCTGGATGATTACCTCCTCCTCTGCCTTTTTGAGTACCTTCATTGCATCATCGGCAGTTTTACAATTTCCTAGTTCGGGAAGGATGTCTATGGCGCCTGCTAATCGGAGATTATTACTGACCGTCATGGCAGACTTACCGAGTAGTTCGGCTGTCTTTCTACCTGACCAATTGATGTCTTTCTCTGCGTAGAGATCATGGATTTTTGCAGTGAGTTTGGCCTTCTCCTGCCAAGTCATATCCTGTCGATGGATGTTCTCGAATAGTTCAACTTCTCTGGCGTCGATTTCATCTTCTGTGTGGCGTATGATGGCAGGAATGTCGGAGAGGCCAAGTTGCTTACTTGCAGTGTAACGGCGTCCTCCGGCAAGGAGGGTCATATCTTCGGAGAGACATATTGGTTGGATAACACCCTTCTCTTTGATGGATTCCATGAGTCCTTCGAGGTCTCCCATGTCCTCACGAAAGCGGGTGCCGAAGTTGATGGCATCCAGCTTGACTTTCTTCATGGTGTATTTCATTGACCAAGTTCCTTCATCAGTGCTGCTAGTTCTTCGGGAGAGAGATTTGCAAGGAGTTTCTCGGCTGCACTCATTTTTGGTTTAGCTTGCCTCTCTTTTGCCTTAGCTACTTTTGCCTTCGCAGCAGGCCGTTCAATCTCCCTCCGGCGGTGAATGTTGATGAGGTGCTCCCTCAATTCCTCATCACTCATTTCATCCATCGGTTTTACTAGGGTGAGTATTTGGGACATTTCTCTTTCCTCTAGATAGAAAAAATCCCACCCCGGTGTATTGGGGTGGGAAATTTCACTCAATTAACCCCTCTTGCGGATAGGGGGCTTACCACGGCCAGCTACATTCTCACTCGGGATGCGAGGGATACGAATGTTATTGAATACCATGTCGCTATCTCCGCGAGGCTCAGTCAATCCTACCTCAGTCACCGCAGATTGGCCAACAAGTTCCATAGCCAAATTCTCCGCATCGAAACCATTGCGGTAAGATTCCTCCGGTACATTAAAATGATGGAGGAAGCGCTTCAACATCAAGAGCTTAAAGGCACCATTTTCGTCACCCTCGTAGGGGAGGGTAATGTAGTGGGTGATGTTTGGAGCATTCAGTTCCAAGTCAGTGAAGCCCAAGGTGGCCTTGTACATTGGCGCACCAGGATGCTTACTATTCTCACCCGTCTGGGTGAGCTCACACCCAGTGATCTGGAGTTCGTATCGACCGATGGAAACTGGCGCCTGCTCTTTCACATCATCGAAGTTTGCTGCAATGTAAGTCATTTTAGTTTCTCTCAGTTTGGTTAGTTTCGTGCCCCACATTGTTTTCCACATGGTGGGGAGTTATCTACCGAGTGTAAAAAATTTTTACACCCTTCCTGCTTTCCGCCGAATGGTTTGGCGAACATCGTCCAGGAGTTGCTTGGACAATTCTTCTGGAGTTACCGGATCACGGGCAATCTTTTCCTTCCTTTGCTCGTCTTTCCCGTAATATGGAATACAGGTGCGCTTCTTCATTTTAGCTTACCTTCTTTCTCAAGTTGGAGGATCAGGCCGAGGCCTTGTTTTCCTTCGAGGGGTTTGGAGAAATCGAGGGATACATTCTCGTAGGGATCAAGACCTTTGATACTCGTTCGAACGGTTGTGGTGATGCGATCGGGGACTGTCTGCAACTTATGGACGATGTTTCCCTTCCCATCATTCTCCGCCTCCGCGACGAAGATATCACTAAAGAGGAGGGGAATCTTGGTTTTAAGGCGACCTGTCATCATCGGTTGGCGGTAGATTTTCTTGCTCAGGGAGTCTTGCCGCAGTTCAAGATGGCCTGGCATGTAGATTGTCTTGCCCATACTAATCAATGTTCGGCAGACATTGGTGAAGGTTACCATCTGCGGACCGTAGTCATCCTGCTGCGGCCACTGACCTGCCCTACCATTAATGGAGAGAGTACGATCCATGATAAGATCAAGGAAGGTGGTGGCACTATCGAAGCCGATGGCATCATAGGGGTCGAAGAAACCATCATTCATCCTCTCGGTAAAGTCCTTTTGCCACTGGAGGAACATGTCACTGTTGAGTTGGGTTACCTTATCTCCACCTTTGTCCTTACTCAAGGAGGTGACGTTGAGGTTGAGGTTGTCAGCTAGGAATTCCTCATAATCAACGTCGTATCCTCGTAGGGATAATAGAGCATTGCTGTCGAAGAGATAGGCAAACTTCTTCCCAGGGAGTGTGAGGAACTGGGTTGTTTTCCCACTTCCCGTATCTCCAAGGACAAGGATACGGTGAGCGGTTGTTTCATTAGCTTGTTTTGCATTAGGCATAGTATACCTTCTTGGTTACTTCCTGTACTTGGGTGACTATGATTCCGTCATCCTTTGTATCTAATTGTTCCAACATATCCTTTAGTTGTTTGGAAGTCACATCACCCATGTGAGTGAACTTTATGGAGAATTCCGTTTCTATCTGAGTTACCTTTTTCTTGTTCATTATGATTGTCCTCAGAATGGGATTTCTTCATCTTTCCTTCTAATTCTCTGATATTCCTCTAGTTTTGCCTTTAACTCTTTATTTTTGTTCTGTTCAGCTATCCACCATTCGGCACGTTGCTGACTCTCCTTCTGTAATTCCGAAATCCGTACGGATTTAATATCTTCCAAGGGGATTGCTTCTTCGACACTGAAAGAGATTGTTTTTGTATCACCGTTAGTTTCAATTTTCCTGATCTTTTGCAGCGCATTGATGACTTCCGTGAGGTCACCATAACCGCACAGGTACTTGGTGTAATCAATCGTGATCTGGTACATTACTTGTTTCCTTCTTCAATGAGTTTCTCTAGCTTGAGTACATCGAAGGGTTCCCATCTAGCTTCAATGTAGCCAGCGGGAGGTTCTTTTAATACACCGGGATCGGAGCATGTGCTACAGATGGGAAGGAATGGGCACTTACTATACTTGCCGTAACATTGATCTTCATTGCGACGGAAGTTACCATCCTTCAACACCCTTTCATTCTTCTCCCACTCATGCCTTTCCTCAGTCATTGCGCCAATCCAGCGCCGGGTATCGGTAATCCATTCCTCAAGGAGGTACCAGGAGTGGGATACTGGCACAAAACGAAATGCATCATGGACTTTTTTATGGACTAAGGAACAATCTACCCAGACATCTTGCAGGTCAGGATAATAGAGGGAACCGACCATCTGGTAACCCTTCACCTGACTAGCAGCATTCCAACTTTCTAGGTAATCGGTGTCGAAATTACCATTAATGCGATAGAGGGTCGTGGTCTTGTGTTCGAGGACATGTACTCCGTTGTAATCAACTACCTTATCAAGTTTCCCAACATACCATGTGTCACTCAAACCCGGGAAGGGCATTGCTATTGGTTGCTCAATGCCTAGGACATTACTCTCCGAGAGCATCCTCCCTCGTTGGTCGATGTAGTTGTAGTACATTTCCCCAGCAACTCCAGGTGTACGAGCACCGAGGTTGGCCGCATCCTCAAGGGAGAGATTGTATTCGTAGTTGTTTTCCTCCCACTCCTTTCGGAACGCTGCAATTGCCAGATCGAGGCGATCTTCAGGAGTTGCATCGGGGCCGGCTCCCCAGACGGCATCCATCCCAGCATGCCAGCAACTGCCAAATACTAGGGCAGGCGCCTTCCTTGTATCTACCCCACCTGTATCATCTGCGCCCATGCTAATTGTCCACCCGAGTATATGTCGGATGAAATACTTGCGTGGACATTCCTTATAGGTGGAGATTTCTGTATTGTCATGGTATTGTGAGTTCTTTGTGAATGGCACTTTAGTTTCCTCAATTGTTTGTTGTTACGATTGTTGAGGCTTCATATCTGTCCCCTCGGAAGAGTAGGAAGTTTACCCTGCCATACCACTCTGCTAGGATGGCCGTCGCAATGCAATTCATGCTAGCGGGGCCACCGATAAGTAGATGATCTTCTTCCGTTGCATCTTTCAAGCCATCCTTGATGAAAGTGTATGCTTGGGGGATATCCTGCATAGTTGTGTAGGGAATATTAAGAAAGGTTAGTTCACCAAATTCCACTGCAGCACTATAGTCATGGCCGCCATCATTAAGGATATACACTTTACTCATCTTATTTTCACTTAGTTGGAGTTAGGGAATTTACACGAGGCCAGTAGAGTTTACCTTCTCTGTCTTTTACTAAGTAAGATTCTTCATACCTGTAGTAACCTCTGTACCTCAAGGTTGATAAGCTTGTCTTGAGAGTTCGCACTACGGAAGGGTCACTAGGGTATGTACGGGCCGGAACTATTCCTACCACTGTGCCACTTAGGGTTGTTTTATTTCTATTCTCCCTCCAGGAAACGTGTTGCCCTAGAGAATATCGACCTACTCGTTCATCTCTTTCTTTTTGTTCAATCCTCTTCCATTCATTGATGGCATAGGAAAGGGATGGAAGGGAGGAACGGAGGTGGGAGATTTCACTCTCCAGTCTGCTCAAGTGGTCAGCAAGGGAGGAAATTAACTTATTTACTTTTGTCATTTTGTTGTTTTGTGTTATTGCAAGGGATTCAAATGCCGGCTGTCTCTTTGTTACTCCACATTGCTGGATGAAGGCTCAGGGGGATGCAATGTTTTGTAACTGGCGTAGCCCGACAGCTAGGACCTGTCTCACGACACTTTTACCAGCGGCATTTGAATGGCCTCTTTCTTCCTTCCCTCGGCACGTTCCGTCACTAAGGAAGATTCTCCGCTCAACGCAGAAAGGTGAGAGGCCAGCACCTTGCCAGCTATTAGCCCCTTGCGAGGGCCTTCTGCTTTTCCTTGGCCTTCGCCAACAGGGCGGCGATCATGTCGGCGTCCATCCCTTCAAGGGCAGCAGCAGCGCGCTCCAGTGGTGACTTCTGGGTACGAGGACCACGAACACCAGGTTGCCACGCATCTGCCAGTGCCTTGATCTCATCACTGGACTTCTCGATATGCTGTCGAGCGAGGGCCTGGATAGCAATGGTGACGCTGCGGGTTGCAAGGTTGTATACCTGCTCCTCACCGAACTTATTGGTCAGGTGGTGGAGGGAGGTGGGCATATCATATTCGAACGAGACTTCCTTACCTTCCTTCGTCTTAGCTTCGATCTGCATTGTTGTTTCCTCAGTTTTGATTGATTGTGGGCGATTGGCTGATATGCAGGTGCCCGTGCTGCATACTTGTATTGTCTTGGGTTAGGATGGGATTGTCAAGCGTTTTGTGTGATTGTCTTGTTTCGTGCTGCTTTTATACTACTGTTCGGCGCTGCTGTCAAGCCCTTTTCCCTCTCTTTTCACTTCTTTAGGGTTTCTAGTAGTATTATTAGAAGGAGGAATATGAGGAATAAGAGAATTACTAGTAGGGACATTTGACTCCCTCGGGAAGGATATCAAGTTCCTGGAGATAAGAGAGGAGGTCAGCTGCATAGAGGCGGGCTGACTCTTTGTTGTTTAGTTGGAGAGAAGTGGAGATACCCCTTACTGCTTTCCTCACATGGGAGATTGATACTTTCTTGTCTCTTTTAACACCAGGGAGTTTTTGTAATATTGTGGGCATTTGTATATCTCCACTGTAAAAAATTTTTACACTCCATTTAACCACTGCTATCAATAGTTTTTATTCTCTTACAGATGGTACATTGGTATTCATTGTAGCACCTAGATATATTACGAGTAAATTCCCAATCATGGATGTGACTAGCGTCATTTACGTACCCTATGCCATTGCAGTTATCACAAGAGGCTCGGAAATGGCATCGAGGAGGATCATTCTGTGGATATTGATTCAGCTGGAGATTCCACTCACCATATCCCTTGCAGTGGGGACATTCATAGAGGAATCCTTTTGGTTGTTCTCTTTTAGTGTGTCCCAAGAATGCGTTTGGATCATTTGGAGTGAGGTACTTTTCCATTCTTCTTTTCCTCTGCTATTGTTATCAATTGGAGGGTGGCAACAATGAAGGAATCAAGGGCAACTCGGCTGCGTTCCCAATCTTGATATTCTCTATCAAGACTGGAGATAGTGCCATTCTTCCTCTTTGCCATGAGGAGTTGGGCACGTGCATAGGATTTTGTGTATCTCTGCTGGAGGTATTTGTATCTCTTGTAGAGGGGAGATTGTTTGAAGGTCATCTATTTCACCTGTCTTGCTTTGTACATGTTCCAGGGTTTACTTCCTCCCAAGCGTACTGCGATGTAGACGAGGTGGCGTTTCCACCACTGCGCTCCGGCTAGTTTCATTGCATCACTTAGGAGGCGGTCACAATGCTTTCTTGGAATATTTGTATTTCCTACCCTGAATACCCGACCGCTATTAGCATAGAGCCAGTCGTGGAACACCGCTGGCTCAACGATATTCTTATCGTCTCGTGGAATTAACAACCATGCAAAGCGGGGGATACTGGCGAGGTCTGTTTGGAATGGGTATATTACAATTACATTGCAATTGAAACGGGAGCTGTAATATTCCGCAGCATTAGTTACCTTCCATTTGGTGGAATCTAATATGTGTTGGAGTTCTGGAAGGATTATGAATTTATCAGTCATTGTTTGATTCCTCCTTCATAGCAGCGTCGATGGCTTCATCTATTGTATCGGCTTCTGATCTCCAAACTTGCGGTGGTGGTAGTTGGCGAGGATGGCACGCATGACAGTTTTTCTGTATCCGACAAGGCCGGGGAAGTTGTCGTTTGCCTTGGCGCATTCAATTGCCACATCCACATCCTCCTCACTCGGCCCCTCGGCCAGCTTGGCTAGGTGGGCGTCGATGGTAGGGATAGCCCAGTACCATTTCCCATCGCGAAGCTGGACGCCCTCAGCCATAGGATGAGGCCGCGCTTCGGATGGTGTGTATTCCCACCATTCTCGCGATGCAGTCACTACTGATTTGCAGCAACCTTCGAATTGTGCTTGTTCCGGCAGCGGCCATTCCCACCGCCCACTCGATTCGATGTAGCTTGGCTGCGGGGTTACCTCTTCAAGCGTCATTTTGGTCATACATCACCGCCAATGCGGGCCATGGCCGGACGTGCAGCATCGATTTTCGCGAGGATCGCTCTTCCGGTATCGCTGAATTGCAAACGATCCTGCAACTGATGCCCTCGAACATCCATCGTGATCAGCGCATTCAAGGCTTCAACAAGTGTCTTGCTATCAACGATCAGCTCGGCCACGGCTGCACGGGCTTTCTGGAAATCCGCTTCATCGAAGCTGTTCCAGTCGTTATCCATTCGTGCCATGACGGCTGTGTCATCCATCACCGCCAGCACATCCACATTAGGCGAGTTCATGACTTGCTCATTCATTTCATTCTCTCAACTATCAATTTGCTACTAATTGGGGTAGTAATTAGTAGCTAATGTGGCGCAGGGTGTTGGAGTCAAACCAACTATCATGCCAACATTAGGCAAGGTAGGATCGTCCTACTAACCCTGCAAAATAAGTCATTAGGAAAGTACCTTCAACGCCCATGCTGTGATCCAGCAAACTGAGGTGAAGATGGCTCCGATGGAGAATCCCCAAATGAAAGCGGCATTCTCCACCCGGTCAACATAATCCTCTATCTCACTGTCCATCTTGTACCTCCAGGATAGTCATTGTGTCGGTATGGGTAAGGAGGTGAAGGAGGCAATCCTCTTGTGTGAGGATTACTTCCTGTCCCTCTGTTAGGAATCTCCGAGAAGAGAGGAGGGAAGTGGCAATCTTGAGCCAGTTTCCCTCCTTTATTGAGAGGTCAGGTCTCGTTTGCACCAGTGCCAGTTTTACCAACACGTAGGCGGTGCTGCCGAAGTAATGACGTGGGACGAGAACTTGGAAGTTTTCAATGTTTGTTTTCATTGTGTTCTTGTTGTGGTGTTTGTGCAGCTAGACTAGCACATTTTTTGAGAAATGTCAAGACCTTACAATCATCTCCTCGGTTTCTTTCCATCGAATCAGGTTCTCCAGCTGTTCGATGGTATTGAATGGGTTAGCATTTTCCCCATCTAGGGAGGTTCCCCAATAGAGGGCGTTGCCGGAGATGGGTTGCCAATATCCTCGTGTATTCCATATCCAGAACACACCATCCTTCTTTGCTGTTCCGTCGAGGAGGCCAATGTCATTGACGAAGAGGTAGTCTCCTTCCTCATTAACTCGGCAAGTATCGTACCATTCATACTTGAGGTGAGGTTTCATCCCATCGTAGGTACCATCGTAGTCGATTTCGGTGATGCGCTTTTCCTTGGGGATGATTTTGTACATTTTCATTTTCTGTCTCCTGGTCAAGAGATGAAATAGTTACAGACGGAGTTCATTTCCTCTTCCTTTCCATCTGGATAGGTGAGGACTGCGGTGCCATTTTTCGTATGGATTCCTGCGCCTATTTCACGCAGGATGGCATTGAGGCGGCTCTTTGTTGTTCTGGTGTTGTAACCTTGCATGCAGATCCCCGCCCTTCCGAATCCTATGCTGGCAATTAAGTGGCCATAGAGGTAAATGTGGGTGCAATCCTCATCTTGTATTACTGCGGTATTGTCTTTTTTCCAATTTTTTCTCTCTCTTATTGCCTTAAGCATTTCCTGTTCGATTTTCCTGGTCATTTCCTCGGACTCCTGATTGGGCACTGTTCTGGGTTGGGTAGTTGACAGGGTGGGGCCTTCCAATCCTTTGGGGGATTCATAGGAAGGCGGTTGAAAAGGGACTTTCTTTGTTTACTTGTGCGTTTTGTTTTCACCGATTGCTACTCCTAGTCTGTTGTATTCATTGTTGATGAGGCGATCATGGGCAACTATACCAATTGCCTTCCAGCGTAGCCTTATCCTCTTTTGCTCCTCTTCATTGCCGAATGCATGGGCGGTTGTCCATACATCGTAGATAGCTAGGGCAGTCTGAATCCTACTCGGATCGCATTGGTTCATCTTCTCACCTCTTTTGTATTGAATGAGTGTAAATAATTTTTACACTCATTTTACTCCACCTCCGTTAGGAGAATAGTACCTTGTTAAGATATTCATATCGGTTTGTTTCCTCCCCTGTTAGCTCAGCCCCGCTATCTTGCTTATCCATCAACCCTTGTAACTCTGCCATGAGTCCCTTCATGTCAATTGTTACTTCCTTTGTTGCAAGATGTGGCTGGGTAGCCTCACTGACGCTCGGCTGGGCTAATTTGGGTGGGGAGATGCCTAGCTGTGCGTTTCTCAACAACACTTGTGTGAATTTCTTCCTACTCGATGTGGACTTCCCTGCACCATATGGAGCCATCCTATTCGCATACTGGAAACCATCCTCCTCTCCTTTGATGATCTTACTCTCTCTGGCCAGTTGAATGAGGGAAGAGAGGACCAGTGAGGTTAGGGACGCGAAGGACTTACCAGCTGGGTCAATCTCGGCCGCCTCGATGCAATCGAGAATACCCAGGCAATCCTTCGGATTCACCCTGATTTGAACAATCATGCCACCTTTCATAATAACCTCTCTATCTCAAAAATACTTCACACAAGCCATATTATATAGATCCTTCCAAGTTGCCACTTTGTCCCTTTCTAAAAGTGCATAACAGTGGCCATCCGGAAATACGTATGTGAATACTAGCCCTGTTCCATAAAGAAACATCTGGTGAACTGTTATCCTTATCTTATGCCTCACTAGCATAATTATTCCTCCACCTCATCGAGTGTCAGTGTTTCTACGAAATGGTGCCTCATCTCCGCACACTCATAATCCATGAGGGCGATGGGGAGGAGGGTGAAGTCAGCTGCGCTGCCTTTCTGCCTCACTAGGCTATCCGAAAGGGACTGCACTGCCGACATGGGTATGCCATGCACCTCCGACAAGAGTTGCAGGTAATTCTGCCTATCTATGTAACCATGTTGATTATAGATGGTCATATTTCCTCCCATGCATGGATAGTCGCTATCGCTCGTTGTGCTACCTGCACAATTGGGTAGCCTCGCAAGCTCGGCTGTTTGTGGTGTTACTTGTCTGGTTGCGTTGCTAGGTTAACGCACTCTCTGAGGGAGTGCTGCTCGACTGCCGACGTAGCGTAACACAGTGTACAACATGTTGCAAGTAGTATGTTGTATGTATTCTATTTTGTTGTAGTGTTTTGTAGTATGTTTTTGTATGTGACAATTGTAGTAGTGTAAGTACCGAATGTAGTAATGTATGTGTGTAAGTGATTTTGTCGGTATAGTGTGTAGCTCTGTATTCTTAACTCAAGTTTTATGTTTAAAAAATTTTTTTTTAACAAATGAAGAGTACGGGGGGTACACCCTATACCGACAAATTTGTGTACACACATACATACATACATTCATACATACAACATGTTGTACTTTTTCTTAACAGTTCGTTCATATTCCCCCAAAACCAAGACAAAGAAAGACACCCCACCCGGTTATCTGAGTGAGGTGTCTTTTTTACCTCATCACTTGCCCAGCTTCGCCGCAGCCAACTTCATGAAGTGCTCCAGCTGCTCGGGTGTGAACTTCTCGATCAGAGTGACCGGATTGACCTCGCTGGGCTTCCTCACCCCCAACTTGAAATCACGTGCCTTGATCGTCAACTCCGCAGGAGGTGCAACATCACTGTTGCGCAAACGCTGTTGCCAGGCGATCACAATCGTCCTCTGTGCCAATTCCTGCATCTCTCGGTCACTCATCCCAGACCAGTCAATGGTCAGATTGCAAGCGTGCTTTCCGTCGGTGAGCTTGTTGTTCGTGCTGACTTTCGTTTCGTTCAGTTTTTCAGTAGACATGCTGTGCACTCCTGGTTGTGTGCTTGTGATGTTGTGTGCCCCCCTGAAGTGGGGCGATTGAATGATCTCATAGTTATCCTGAATCTCAACTGAATAAAGAAATGAGACCATCCTCCATCTCAAACAATTTTCTGAATGAGATGACTGCAACAATGCATTGCAGTACAACACAGCGTAGCTATGCAACTCCGAATCTCATATGTATGTGAGAACACCATTGCAATCAATTCTCATTTCCGGAAGAGAGTCGAGAGGGGGAAAACCGCGCGCGCTGCGAAAAGCATAAAGGCAATTTTCTACGCACCATAAATTTGAAACCCCTCTCATTTTTTTCTATTCATGTTATTGTTGGATTGATGGAGTGTAAAAAATATTTACAGTGCTTGTTTCAATAGAAGTGGATTTGACAATAGCAGCACAGTGCGGTATGCTCGCGCCAATAGAGGAGTTTCCGAAATGTCCACCTTGTCTCGCCGTGATTCTTTGTTGTCTCTCCTCTCATCTGAGCAGCGCGCCTCTCTCCTCGGCGTCCAAGCTGCTCTCGTGAGTAATCCCCTCTATCTTGAACACGCTGCGGAGAATGCTAATGAGGAATGTCTACAAAGGTTATCAGGTGAGCAAGATGGCAATGCCGAAGGGACATATGGAGAGTCTCAATAAGGCATTCTCACAGATGCATGGTCCTCGTCCCGAGAGGGAGATTAGGAAACCTCCAGCAGCAGAGAAGCTCCCTCGCCTTCCCAAGCGACCTGGTATTAACAGAGGTATCAAGTAATGAATGCAATGGTTCAAGAAGAACTACCGGAGGGTGGAGAGGAAAAGACTGGCTGGGTGATGAAGTCCCTCCAACCCAAGCATAAACAAATTTGCAGTCTCCTTGCGCAAGGCATTCCCCGCCAGACAATTGCTCAGATTGCTGGTGTCACCCCTGAATACATCAGCATGCTTAGCGGGCAGAAGTTGATGCAGGACTACATCAAGGAACTTGCCAAAGTAGCCGACCTGCAACTAGAGGCAATGTTCGTGCAGAGTGTGGAGGCCATCGGCGACACTCTTGCTAACGGAAATCATGCAGAAAAGATGAAGGCTGCCCGTCTACAGATGGAAGCAACCCGCCGCATTGGTAGTAAGAGCGTAGAGCCCGAAAAATTAATTGATACAAACAATCGTCTTGCCAAGCTGGCCGAGCGTCTCCTCTACCTGCAAGGCAACATTCAAACTTCCGATATCATAACTGCCGAGGTAATCTCCCATGAAGAAGTACAAGAAGGTCCAGCATGGCAAGGGTCCCATCAACCAGCACAAGAGGATGGCAATGGGTGAGAAGATTACCGGCACCAGCGAGCGTAACGACAAGCCCTCGTACAATAAGAAGAATCGGAAGTGAACCAACTAATCTTTACCGCCAAGGCAGTTGGCGAGCAGCAGCCTTATATTGTGAACTTCTCTGATAGGTTACAGTTCGGGGAAGTAATCAATGGCGCCGCTGTTGTTATCTCAGTATTCTCCGGTACCGATGCTAACCCCAGTGCCCTTCTTGTCGGCACCCCCACATATGATACGAATGGCAATGTCACTCAGGTCCTAACTGGTGGAGTTGCCGGTGTTCTATACAATGTTGTCTATACGGTTACAGGTACCAGCAGCCACAACTATGTTAAGGTAGGACAACTTGCAGTAATCTCGAATAGTGATCCATTCTAACCTATGCTAAACTTTGTTAGAGGTAGTAAGTATAGGGCTGAAACAATCAGCATTGTCCTGTCCTTCTCTGACGTCATGCTGCCTGGGGATACCATCACAGGCATCCCAGTAATAACTCCAACAGTTGCAACCGGTAGTGATCCAACCCCATCGGATATTCTCTATGAAGGAGTTACTATTATAAATGGAATTGCCATAGAGCAAAGATTCCGTCTAGGTGTCGTTGGTACAATCTACCAGATTAATTTTTCCATCAGCACAGTTGCCGGGGATACATTTGATAAAGAATGTTATCTTGCCATCCTCCCCGATGATGACCAAGCTGTTCCTAATTATCTCCCCATCTTTGAAACCTCCACCCTATATCCATACTACCTTTCAGAAAATCTTCATGCATCTTTATTGTGGATAGGAGGTAAACTCCTAGGAATCTACACAATTGATTCCATGAAATCATCCCTTTCTATATTCCAAGCCTCTCTATATGGGACACGCACTCAGTACACAATACCCAACGAAGGTCTCACAAATGCTATCGGTTGGATAAACGGCTTTCTCTCAGGCACTCCTATAACCTATACAGTCACTGCTGATTCTATTACAAACGGTATTGCATGGATATCTGGGGCCTTGTATGGTACATCTGTCTCATATAGAGTCCCCAATGAAAACCTTCAATCCGTTATTGCTTGGACCTCTGGAAGCATTATATGAATGGACCAATAGTTAAATTTGCCGGCCGTTTCCGCATCACTGTCACTGGTGGTGATGGAACCATCAAACAAGATACTGGTTGGTTTGATAATCTAATAACCAATCAAGGTCTTGATATGATAGGAAATGCTTCCATCATAGGAGGTCTCAGCGGTATACCTAAGATTGTAACGGGTGTTTGTGGTGTAGGCACTAGTAGCGCTACTCCCGCGTTTACGGATACCGTACTTGGGGCACAACTAGCCACACACAATGCTTTTAATGGCACAGGTAATTTCGCATCCACTACATATGTCCCAGGGCCTCCTGCATACTGGTCTGGCCTAGTTGTATATAACTGGTCGCAAGGTGCTGTTGTAGGTAACTTAACGGAGGTGGGAGTTGGTCTAATTCCTAATAGCTCCACTACCCTTTATACATTCAGTAGAGCACTCATTCTGGATGGTAGTGGTAATCCCACCACTCTCCCTGTAATTGCGTCTGATACTCTGTCGGTAACCTACGAACTCCGTATGTATCTTGACTTAACAGATCATACATACTCAATAACAATTGGAGGGACTGGCTATTCAGGTACATATAGAATGGCAACTGTGAGTGCTCCTACTGGTTATTATAATAATGAGATTGATTATAATTTCTTTTCACCTCCTAATGTTGTTTCCTATGGTACAGGTGCCCTTGTCCCAGTAACATCTACACCAACTACTACTCTCTCCACGACATCCTCCGGCAGTGTTAGCCTCGTAACTCCTTATGCGGTAGGTACTTATTTTGCTTCTTTTGCTGGAACCATTCCAGCTAATACCGGCATAGCTATTAATGTAGCTCTCATCTTATTCTACACAAATATGGGATCGTGGCAATTCTCTGTATCTCCTACATGGAATCGCGCCACCTACCAGCAGATAACTGTTAATTTTAATGTCTCCTGGGCACGTTACTAGTATGATTCCTAATAACTCCCTTGCATTTCCTGCTAGAATATCATCTTTCAAGTCTCCTAAGAATCTTCCCACTTCCCCTATCTTAGATTATTCTATAGGAGGAGTTGGTATAAGTGACCCGTCGAAAGGGCTAAATTATCAAACATGGACAGGAACTGTTATAAATCCAGGAATCTCCACCTCATACATCCAGATCTCATCTCCAAATACTCCCGCAACAACAATCCTCTCATCTCCAACAATAACATGGATGCGCCTCTCCTTTGATCAGAATATGCATCCATTTCTTTCCTTCGTAGATCAGAATGGGCCGGCATATTATTGGTTTGACCCGACCATCCCGGGTAATATTATTGTAAGGATGGCTGCAACCGTTCAGACTCCCAACTGCGTGATGGATGATACAAATGCCTTTGCAACTCGTCTTAATACAAATGATATTATCCTTTCTTATTTGAATAATAATAACTTATGTTATCGGCAACTTAGGGATAGATTCTCCACTGAGTATGTTCTACTTGTGAATGTCCCTAGTTTGGTAGTAGCTCCATCCCTTACGAAGACCGGAATGAATCTCCTCAACCGATTGCAATTTGAGATTGATGGAGCCCTCTACGCATGAATATAACAGGGCCGCTCATTGAGAGTTTCGCGGGAACCTTTCTTAGCCCTCGCTATGATAGTCCTATGCCAACTCCACCCTTCCATAGGGAGGTATGGGAACTCTACGCTAGTGACATTCCCTCCTGTTATGCAATTGCGCCACGTGACCACGCGAAATCAACTGGCTTCACATTTGATTACATCTTATGTGAAGTGCTGTTTAGGAGAAGTGACTATGTTCTCCTCATTGGTAGCACAGAGGATAAGGCAGCCGAGCAACTAAGTAATATCAATGAGGAACTCCATGAGAACATTGATCTGCGAGAAGAATTTGGCATTGTAGGTTTTGAGACGGAGCAAAAGACAGAGGTAATTGCAATCTGCGAAGATGGCCACCGCTTCCGTATCCTAGCAAGAGGTGCAGAGCAGAAGATTCGAGGTGCCATGTGGAAGGGTAAACGCCCTAACCTAATCGTCTGTGATGACATGGAAGATGATGAGCAGGTTGAGAGTGTAGAACGGAGAAAGAAGTTCCGCAGGTGGTTCTTTCGAGCAGCGAAACAATCCCTCAGCAAGACTGGCCGCATCCGTGTTCATGGTACCATCTTGCATGAAGATAGCCTCCTCATGCGACTCCATAAGAATAAGACTTGGAAGGGACTCTTCTACAAGGCACATCAGGGATATGATGACTTCACTAATATTCTGTGGCCCCAGAGATGGACAGAGGCTCAGCTGAGGGAAAAGCGGCGGGAGTTCGAGGAAGATGGTGATGCAACTGGCTATGCACAGGAGTTCCTCAATGACCCGCATGATCGCAGTGATTCCTACCTAAAGAAAGAACAATTCAAAGGAATGACGGAGGATGATAAGGAGAGGGACAAACTCTTCTATGCTGGTTGCGATTTTGCTGTAAGTAAGCTAGATCATGCTAATCGCACCTCCTTCACAGTTGGGGGACTAGACCTCGATGGGATCACTAGCATAGTTGACGAGAGGGTAGATAGGTGGGATAGCGGTGAATGGATCGCAGAAATGTTCTATATACAGAAGCAATGGAATATTGATCTATGGTTCATGGAAGGTGGCGTTATATGGAACAGTGTCTCTCCCATTATTTTTCGAGAGATGAATGGACGCACTAGGAGTAATGATCTGAAGGTACTTCTAGGTGATGGAGATATTTACCTCAATATAGAAGTCATCAATCCTGTGAAGGATAAAGGTATAAGGGGTAGGGCATTCCAGCGAAGAATGAAAGCCGGTATGGTCCACTTTGATAAAGAGACAAGTTGGTATGGTGCATATGAAGAGGAATGTCTGAGATTCACCGGAGTCGCTCAAGCCCGACTAGACGACCAATTCGACAGCACAGCAACTCTCTTTTTAGGCATAGATAAACTCGGCAGCCTAGAAGAAGAGGACCTAGAAGAATCTGATGAAATAGAAGAGGAAGAACGAGAATACTACAAAACAACTGTAGGATATCGTAACTCTCAGACTGGTTATTGACTCCGAGTGTAAAAATTATTTACAGTGAGATTTCTCTACTCAAGGAACAAAAATGCTCAACCTAGATAATAAAATTGAAATCTCACAGGAGACCATAGATAGTCCCAATCTCTGTGACCTCCTCTCTGAGGAGGACCTCAAGAAGGTTGGTGAGTGGGTCTGGGATAATTACGAAAGTGATGAGAGGTCAATGGAGCCGTGGCGACGTAGGATGAGTGCGGCCCTTGACCTTGCTACCCAAATACAGAAGGATAAGAACTTCCCCTGGCCAGGTTGCAGCAATATTACCTTTCCCCTCGTTACTATTGCTGCTCTCCAATTCCATAGTCGCGCCTATCCCGCCATCCTAGATGGTCCAGACATTGTACAATGTCGAGTTATTGGCCCTGATCCTGATGGCAGTAAGTCTCAGAAAGCACAAAAGGTAAGTGACTACATGAGTTGGCAACTCATGGAAGAGGATCAATGCTGGGAACCTGATCTTGATCGAACCCTCTTAATTGTTCCAATAGTGGGGACGTGCTGGAAGAAAACCTATGTAAGTGGTGAGAAGGGTCACAATGTAAGTGAACTTGTCTTACCCCAAGACTTGGTAATCAACTACTGGGCTAAGAACGTAGAGGATAGTTGTAAGACCCATAAATTATACTTCGACCACAATAAGATTCACAGCCGTATTGTTAGTGGTACCTTTCGTGATGTGCGAGAGTGTGAGTGGTATAAGGGGGATGCTCCTCGTCCTAATAACTCAGCTGAGCAGGTTGAGCGGGACAATAGGATGGGTCTCAACCCTCCCGCACAGGCAGATAGCCGTACTCCTTTTATTCTCCTTGAGCAGCACTGTTGGCTTGACCTTGATGATGATGGTTATGCAGAACCTTGCATAGTAACCATTGAGGCAGACACCCATGAGGTGTTGAGGATTGTCTATGGGTTTAATCGTGAAGAGGATATCATCCGGCATGAAGGCAAGGATATCATCCGCATCAATTCCGTAAATTACTTCACAAAGGTTCCATTTATCCCCAATCCAGATGGCAGTATCCTTGACATTGGTTTTGGTGTTCTTCTTGGCCCTCTCAATGAAAGTGTGAATAGTGCCATCAATCAACTCTTTGATGCAGGCACAATGGCCAACACTGCTGGAGGGTTCCTCGGCAGGGGAGCTAAGATCCGAGGTGGTGTTTATAACTTCTCTCCATTTGAATGGAACCGAGTGGATTCTACTGGAGATGACCTGCGGAAGAGTATTATTCCCCTCCCTGTCCGTGAGCCAAGCAATGTAATGTTCCAATTGCTATCCCTCCTAATCAACTATACAGAGAAAGTGAGTGGCGCAGTTGATGTTGCAACAGGAGGTAATCCCGGGCAGAATACTCCCAGCACTACAATGCAGGAAATGGTGACACAGGGGCAGAAGGTCTATGCTGCTATCTTTAAGAGAATTTGGCGCTCTCTAAAACAGGAGTTCCGGAAACTTTACTATCTCAACGGCCTATATCTCCCACAAACGGGTGTGATGTTCGCTGGCAGCACAGATAACATTAGTGGGGCAGATTTCCTTGGTGATGGTAGTGGTATCGTACCTGTTGCTGATCCCAATGTAATGTCTGACCAGCAGAGGTTCCTCCAAGCACAAGCCCTTATGAATGTTGGCCGTGGTAATCCTCTCTATAATCAGGATGCTATTAATACTCGTTATCTGAAGGCTCTGAAGATCCACGACATTCCCACCCTTTACTATGGCGAACAAGCCCTAATGAGTGGCAAGGTTCCACCGCCTCGTCCGACTGAGAAGGTCCAGGTAGAGATGCTCAAGGCACAGGTTCAGATGAAGAATCTGGAATGGAAGAAGCTCCAGTATATGAGTTCCCTCTATGAGCAGCGCCGCCTTAATGAGGCCAAGATAGTTGAATTATATGCCCAAGCAGCACTACTAGAGAAGCAAGCAGGAGGTGTAGAAGCTGCAAATAATATTGCAGCCTTCCAGGCAAAGATAGGCGCCCTTAAACTAATGCAAGATGGCATCAATAATCAAATAAATGCAATGGGAGAAGAAGGTGGACAGCAAGACACAGGAACGACTGAGCAAGGTGGAGCAGGAGCTATTCAAGGAATGGAAGGACCACCCAGTAACCAATCTCTTGTTCCAATGGGCCAGTGATAAGAGGGAGGAGTTGAAGGACGCTTGGGCAGGGGGTGCCTTCATGGGGCCATCCATTGAGGAATGTACAATTAGGAACGCAGCCGCACAAGGTGCAGCAAGTATCCTGAATGATATCCTGAACATCAGTTATGAGGAATTCAATAATGATTAATGGTAGTGGTCTCATCCCAAGGGGCAGGGCAGTTCTCATCAAGCCCTATGAACCGGCAAAGAAGGCAGGCCTCATTGTTATCCCAGAATCCGCTAGTGTCAATATGCAATCCGTGGAACAAAGGGCAATTGTGGTTGCAGTAGGTTCTTCATGTTGGATTGACGAGAAGGAACCTCGTGCTAATCCTGGCGATCATGTCCTAGTGAGTGCCTATGCCGGTTATATGGCAAAGGGCCCTAGTGATAATGAGCAGTATAGGTTTGTAAACGACCGAGATATCTTTGCAGTAATTGAAGGAGGCAGCCATGAGTGAGCAGGTTGAAAACCAAGAAGTTGAGCAGGAAGAGATTGACGAAGCTACTGAAAGCGAAGCCCGGGAGATGGGATGGGTTCCTCTTGAAGAGTTCCACGGCAACAAAGAAAAGTGGACTCCTGCAACCGAATGGGTTGAGAGGGGCAAGAATATTCTTCCCATCTTGCGGGAGAATAATAAGCGCCTCAAGAAAGACCTCTTGACACGGGATGAAAAGATTGCTAATCTTGAACGTGCAATCACCGACAGTCAAAAAGCCGTTTCTGCCCTACAGAAAACCTATGCTGAGAATACAAAGAGGGAAGTAGAGAATGCGAAGAGGGAACTTCGTGAGCAGATTAAATTAGCCCGGGATGTTGGCGACACAGATACGGAATTGGAACTACAGGATAAGTTGAGCGACCTCCGGCAATCGGAGGCTAACGCGAAGAAGGAAGAGGAAACACCTCCACAGACAGATCAGGATTGGCGCAAGCAATACCCTGAACTTGCGAAGTGGCAAACTGAGAACTCCTGGTATGGTGATTTCTCCAATGCTGAAAATCGCAAACGTACTCGTACCATCAACCGTATCATGGAAGATATGAGGGATGATGGGGATACCAGTAGTGGTACGGAGTTCCTCAACAAAGCCCTATCTGCACTGGAGGAAAAAGAAGAGAGCACACAGACTACTGCAAAGAAGGTTGCCAACCGTGTTGAAGGTGGAACATCCTCTCGCAGCAGTAGTAGTGGTAGGGCCTTCGACCGACTCCCCAAGGAAGCAAAAGAGATTGCAAAGGAACAGGCAGAGGACTTTGTTGGCCCTGGCAAAATGTTCAAGACCAATAAGGAATGGGAAGATTACTATGCAGTGCAGTATGGAGAATAACAATGGCCATTGATAAGAACAATCCTGCGAATGATAAGAAAGATGGTGGTCTCCAACTGCCTAAGGGTTATCGCCCCATGTCTGTTGGGCAGCGCCGTTTGGAGGTTCCACCCATCGATGGCTATCACCTTCATTGGTTCCGAGGCTCCTCTGCCAATCTCATCCGTGCCCAGCAGGCTGGATATGAGTTCGTAGATAAGGATGAAGTATCCCTCAATGATTTCGATATCGCTGGAGGTGGCGATGGCAGTAAGGGTACTGATCTAGGTACCCGTGTATCCGTCATCAGTGGCGACGATGTAGGTCAGGAAGGTCAAGCAGGTAGGTTGTACCTAATGAAGTGCAGGCAAGAACTATATGAATATGCGCAAGGACTCCTTGCCAAACAGGTCGATCTAACTGCCGAAGCTCTTCGAGGTGGTAATGTTGGCGCAGGTCAAGGTGGTGAGAACCGCGTTGATACTAGCAAACGCTACCTCAAAGAGATGAAGGCACCTCTCTTGACTCGTAAAAATTGATAGGATAACAAAATGGCCAATGCAAATCGTCCCAGTGGCCTGTCTCCTGTAAAGCATCTCACCGGTGCGCCCTTCAACGGACAGGCTAATATCTATCAGATCGCGGCTGCTGATACCCATGGCTATGCCATTGGGGATCCGGTTGTTAGTAGCGGTAGCGGTGATGCCAACGGTGTTCCTGGCATCACCCTCGCAGCTGCAACCGGTGCCATCCGTGGTGTAATCGTAGGTCTCGGTACCAGTGAATCTGGCATCTTCAATCCCAATAACCTTAACCAGACCATTCGGCCTGCCGCAGCGCAGACGACTGATTGGTATGCCATGGTTGCCGACTCTCCTGACCTCTTGTTTGAGGTACAGGAAGTTAGTGGGGGCACTCAGCTTGCCGCTGCTGATATTGCCCTGAATACCAACCTTCTCGTTGGTACTAACAATGGCTTCCAATCTGGCTGGCTGCTTGATAATGCCACAAAGGGAACCACCGCAACGTTGCAGGTGCGCCTGATGGGACTCTCCCGTCGTAGTGATAATGCCTTCGGAGCCTATGCAAAGTGGCTCGTGAAGATCAATAACCATGAACTGTCTGCCGGTACGGCGGGTCTGTAAGGAGAATAGAGTATGGCAGGCGTAATTAATACTGGTACCCACCCGAAACTCCTCTGGCCCGGCATTCATGCCACTTGGGGACAAATCTATGAGGCTCATCCCAAGGAGTATGAGGACCTCTATGAGGTGGAGAGTAGCAAGAAGGCCTATGAACAGGATGTTCAGGTTACGGGATTTGGTCTCGCAACTGTGAAGGGACAGGGTGCCCCTGTTCAGTATGACAGTGAGGAGCAGGGTTTCGTCAGCACCTATACTCACGTTGCATATGCCCTGGGTTACATTGTGACGTATGAGGAGTTGCAGGACAATCTGTATAAGGAAGTAGCAAGTCGTCGCGCTAAGGCGAATGCCTTCTCGATGAATCAGACCATCGAGACGGTTGCAGCCCTGCCGTATAATGATGCCTTTACGGGAAACTACTATCTAAATGCAGATGGACAGCCCCTCATCTCCGCCTCGCATGTGCAGGTCTCTGGTGGTACCTTCAGCAACCGGTTGACTCCCGATGCCGACCTGAGCGAAGCTGCCCTGGAAGATATCAACATTCAGATCATGCAGATGACGATGGATCGGGGCTTGAAGATTGCTGCGATGGGTCAGTCCCTGCACATTGCGCCGAGTGAGTGGTACAATGCAAACCGCATTATGAAGTCTGTCCTGCAGAATGACACGGCCAATAATGCGATCAATGCTCTCAAGGCAACGAATGCATTCCCGAAGGGGATCCAGCTCAACCATTACTTCACCAATCCGCAGGCATGGTTCGTTCGTACTAATGTGCCGAATGGTATGACGATGTTCTGGAGGAACAAGCCGGAGTTTGAACAGGATAATGACTTCGATACCAAGAATGCCAAGGCTGCCTGTTATATGCGATTCTCCCTCGGCAACACGGATCCTCGTGGTATTTACGGTAGCAATGGTCCCTGATAGGAGAGTGTGATGGCTACTAAGAAAGGTGGTATCAGGACTACAGGGAGCTATCACGGGAAGAGTAATAAGTTGGGGTATGGAGGCCGAGCTGCGCAGTTGAAGGCAAAAGGAGTTCCTGGCGGTGTTATTGGCGAACTCGCTCGCCGAGCGCATGCTGCCCCAGGACAGACCAACTACCATGGGAAGCGTGGTAAGAAGAAGTAATAAAATGGAGTGTAAAAAATATTTACACTCGGTATAAACGTCCACTCCATTCAAGGAAGAATGGAGCAGGACGCCACCATTGGCGTTAATACCGGAGAAATAAAATGTCTGCACCTACTCGCATCACCTCTGGCTTCACCCAAGCTGCATCCTTCCAGCCCCTCGGAAATATTGGGATTCCTGATCCCTTCTTCTACGCCACCTTTGAGGATGACTTCATCCCGTATGTGGCAGGTTACTATACGGTGACCGCCAGCGGAGGTGCCGTTGCAGCTTACGGTACTCTCCCCAATGGCCGTGTGGGATTTACCACCGCTGCTACCGCTGCTAGCTTTCCTGAGATCCAGTTGGCCACCGCTAACTTCCAGTATGTTGCCGGGAAGAAGTTGGCCTTCCTGACTCGCATTCAGCTTACTAATGTTACCACGCAAACTCTTGTCGCAGGTCTCATTACTTCTGGTAATGTTGATCCTACTACCATTACTAATGGTATCTACTTTAGTAAGGCTGCAACATCTACCAATCTTGTTCTCAACGTAGTGAATGCCAGCACGGTTATTGGTAGCACCACCATCACCGGTGCCCTGACCAATGCTACCGACATTGATCTTGGTTTCATGGTTGATCGCCTGGGGAATATCAAGGCATTTGTGGGGGCAAACCTAGAGGGATTCAAGAGGCAGAATACTGCCATCCTTGGCCCCAATGCCGGTATCAGTGCGGCGTCATTGACGGGAGCCATCCCCACAACCGCTATTGCTCCCACCCTTGCAATGGGTAATGGTACTACTGCTGCGGCCATTGCAGGCTATGCTGACTTCCTGTTCGCTGCACAGGAGCGCTAATCATGGCTGGTATTAATCCTGCAAATGTAAGTACTCAGGTACTTCGAGACGGTTATAGGAATTTTGTTATCCGTCTATCTGGGGAAGCTACTGTTGGTACTGATACAGATCAGAGTCCGCTCAGTCTAGTTAATGTTGCAAATCTTAATCCTCCATGCACGGCAATCCGTGTAGATAGGGTAAAATTCTCCTTACCCAACGGGTCTCCTCTTGATATTAGTTTATGGTGGGAAGCTACCACTAATCAACAATTTTGGGGTATGTCTGGAGGTGATGATAATGATTTCTGGAACTTTGGTGGCTTGACTAATAACGCTGCCCCAGGCGCTACCGGAAATATCTTATGGGGGGCTAGTGGTCTCACCGGAAACACTACGGAGGGTAATGTAGTACTTACATTCGCAATAATTGTTGAATGCACGAAGCTCCATGTAAAATATCCCCTGTGAGGTGATGGATGGCCACCAGTGTATCCAACAATGCCTACGGTATCATCTGTGATGCCATGGTAGATGCTGGTCTCCTGCAGAAGGGTGATAGGCCAGATAGTGATGACCTTGCGGTTAATATGCGCCGTCTTAATGACATCATTAACTTGTGGCAGACGCAGGGACTTAAGTTATTCCTTCAGGAAGAAGTCAATGTCCCGTTGACAGTAGGCCAAACTCAATACGTTTTGGGTCCAACAGGTCCGGCAGTGGTAATGGCCCGACCTCCTCGCATTCTCCAAGGATTCATTGTAACCACTGGAAGTAATGTGAGGAGGCCTCTTGTCAATATCAGCAGGGATGAATGGGAACGTCTCTCTCAAATTACTGGTAATGACGGGCAGATTAATAGCTTCATGGTAGACAAGCAGGCAGCACAAACCAACCTTAATCTGTGGCCAGCCCCGGATAGTGTGGAGGTATTGAATACTGCAACATTCCTCATGCAAATCCAAGCTCCCAATCCTATCTTCCTAACCGATCAGGTGGGATTCCCGCAGGAGTGGAGGATTGCCCTTCGATGGGGACTTGCAGATGATATCTGTACGGGGCAGCCGGATTCCATCATGAGCAGGTGCGCTCAGAATGCCAAACGCTACCGAGATGCCTTAGAGGACTGGGATGTTGAAGATGCTCCTACCATGTTCAATGTTGATAGTAGGACGTATCAAGGATATGGGAGATTTAAATAATGGCACAAGCAAAGGCCAGTCAAGTTCCCATTCGCATCCCCC